CAAGATATGGTTGGTGGACGTATATGCAGTACAGGGGAGCACATACGAGATGTTGGAAGGCATATATAGCTTATACGTAAAATGTCCGATAACGCCACGTTTATACATTGAAAAAAAGCAAGTTCCGTTGGATTTCAACAAAACATTGCTTAACTTTCAGGCGCAAAAGGGGTGGATATGTCCGATAGAGTGGGACACGCGCAATCACGGCAACAAGTTTTACAACATTGAGTCCACTTTAGACCCGTTGTTCAAGAATGGGGGGATAATGTTCAACGACAAGATGAAGAACACTCCTATGGGAGAGATTACGGTGCAGCAGTTTTTGGAGTTTTCGAGGAAAGAGAGTCCGTTGAAGAAAGACGACATACCGGACGCAGTAGCCAAAGGAGTTTCGTTAATGGGGAGGAATCTGAAGATAGTTAATCCAGCCCAGAAGAAGACGAAAATGTTTATAGCGATAGGAGGTAAATTAAAGTCCTTATAATATGATAGAGATAAAAGATTTATACCAGTGGATTCAGCCCAATACATGTGAAGAGATAATAGGCATGAATCCGACAGCGTTGGAAGACGCCTATGTTTCCGCTATAGGCTATTTGGCTGGGGAGATAGGGAATATATACGATTTGGAGGAAATGTTGCCGGTAATGAAAGACACTCATCCTGATTTGTTCTTTATGGTAAGGGTATTGACAGCTTCTGCATTCATGGGTTCCACTTTTGCTTGGAGCACGGTATTTACGAACCAGTACAATAGCGTAATGTCCACTATACACAGGATGAAGTCTGGGACTTCCCGCATGACAGGGGCTGTAAACAAGCCGGAGCCGAACGCGATAGGGAGAATAGTAACGAATATAAACGATTATATAGGATAATATGACAATCTGGAAAACCCCTGATATAAATCCTTATTACATACCTAAGTCAGTAGGTACTGGTAGGGTAAAGTCGAGATATTTAATCAACTATTATGAGACTCCGTATACAGCCAAATATTGGCGTGATGCGATAGACAGAGCTATAAATTACAGTGATTTGTACTACTATGGCGTTTTGCAGTCGTGGGCTATACAGTCGAGTCCTTTTTTGGTGTCCTTATTGGACAAAAGATATGTGCCCGCTCAGAAAAACTTCTATGCTTTCGCGAAATACGGGGATATGAGCCGGATAGACGACAAATTTTCCCAATATTTTACGCAGACCAACATTTTCAAGCAGCTAATCTGCCGTGCTCCGTTGAACGCAAAGATTAGGGGAGTGGCAGGCAAGCAGATAGACATAGAAAAGGATATTGTTACTGATTTCCCGATGAGGAATATAGACATGTTCAACAGGGCTATACGTTATATGACCTTTGACATAGAGAGCGTAGCCAAGTTCGATGATTACGACAACATGTTCTATTTCGAGGCTTCCCCAGAAGAAGATTACAAGTTGGGGCTTATGCAGGAAATTACAAGGGCAATAATCGAAATAATCAATTCTTACCGGAATTGGGGGATACTTACAGGGAGATATTCATATCCACGCTATACGATAGGATATCAGGCGCAGAATGAAGAAGCCCAACAGATAGCCGTCGAATATGCCGGTCTCATTAATGACCCCACTGCAACTCCGGTAGTTCCCTTTGAAGTGAACGAATTGTCTACTAACAAGGAAAGGAAATACCAAGTGGAGATAAATTCCGTCAATACGGAAGCCCCAAGCGAAGCGTTCAGGGCGCATAAGGAATTGGTAGACAAATGGGAAAGCGAGCTTATGCAGCTGATAACCGGAAGTACGTTAATCGGGAATACCGAAAAGAACACGAATTCCGAGCAATTGGCGGAAATTCACATGCAATTGTATAAAAATATCCTTGATGAGGACAATAAGGACATTTTGAGGGTTACAAATACCCAGACAATGCCGAAATTGGCGAGATTGGTCAAAAACAAGGATTTGACCGATTATCAGGTAGTAATTATCCCTGACAAGAGCATTTCGGTGAAGCATTTTATCAAGATTACGGATACTTTGAGCAAGCAAGGGTTGCGGATTTCCGAACAATTCCTGCAAAAAGTGGGGTTGGATGAAGGGGATATCGACAAAAAAGTCACCAACAAGTCATGGATTACCAACACAGTAGACAAGATAAAGAGCATTTTTACCCCTAAAAGCAAGAAAGATGGCGGATACGATGCAGGATATGATAAACAAGCTCAAGAGTCTTAGGAATTGTGTAAGGAGCGAAATGCCCAAGGCCATATCGGAAAGCATGCTCAAGGAAACGAAGCAGAATTTCCAGAAAGAGGCATATACTAACGACGGAGGGGCACAGAAATGGAAAGAGCGTATGTATGACGTGCATAATACCCCTATTGGCGTAAAATTGCCTTATCCCAAACTAAGGAGGACAGGGAGATTATACAATTCTATCAAGAAAATAACCAATGTCCCGTACACGGCAGGGTTAAAAACCAGCGTTCCGTACGCACAATTGCAGAATGAAGGAGGAAAGGCGCAAAAAAGGTGGGTTCAGCCTGCATATAAAATAAACAGGAGACCTCCCAAAATTCCAGCCCGTCAATTTATGGGAGTAGGAGCAAGGACTTATAGGCTTGCACATATGGCTATTTTGGCGGTTTGGAATAAAAATTTCAATAAATAGTTGATTGATAACGAAAAACTTAATATTTTAGCGAAAAATAGGGCATATGATAGGGTTATTAACTAAGAAATTGATTGATTTTTTCAGGCAAACGGATATTGTCACTGAAAATCATATACCCGTTTTAACCTCTAATGTCTCTGACGGAAGGACGGTTGTAAATACCACATTGCCGGCTATTGTCATAACCGTAGATTCCGCTCCAAACAATATGGTATATATTGGAGGATTGATAAGAGACAACATAAATATTGACGTGGTTGTAATGGACAGGCTTGTAAATTACACTCTTTCAGGAGAGACAGATATTTATGAATGGAGGCGTAATCTTGCCTATAAGCTAAGGACTGAACTTTTCACGGAGCGGGCATCCCAATTTTTCAAGGATATACTTCAAGGGAACAATTTCCTGCCTATGTATAGGGGAATGAATAACTTTATCAAAATAGGCTATAAAGAAGATACGGAAGAAGATATAGAATGCTGGCGGATGAAATTCGAGTGTGTCATGGTGGACAATTCTACCATAGACATAACATATATAAAAGCCAAATCAGGCTCTGTGCAGCTTATAGACAAGCAGATAAATCCCGTCACCCCTATACATCCCCATTATGGGATAGAAGAGATGATGTGGAAGTATGGCTATGGGCAGTATATACCTGATTTGTTAGATATGATTGTCAAGAGCGGGCAGATAACAGACCAGTATAAGGAGGAAGGTTCTGGGAATATACCCACCAGCATGACGGACAAAGTATTGTTTTTGCCCGAAAATTTCCCTGCAAAAACATCTTATCAAAACTTATATGGGATATTAAATATGAAATATGTTCCATATAATAATAATATGAGAATATTTAACAATAATGTTGAGCTTAGGGAGATAAATGTAGATACATCTTCATGGACAAATTTAAATAATGCTTTCAGAAACTGTTATTTTCTGACTAAAATAAATGAAGGCAATATTGTAGATTGTAGAAGTATTAATGGTAGAATGAGCAACGCTTTTTATGGATGTTCAAATATTAAAGAAGTAACCTTTATAAATATCCCAGATTTTGATATCCCAGTCCCTGTGGATAGTATTTTTTCATTAGCGCCAAATATAATTCCTGATGAAATAGAAAAAGTGACATTTAGCCCTAAAATAAAAACTAATAATGCCAGATTAATGTTTAATGGAAGACATTCATTAAAATATATCATTGGAGAATTGGATTTTTTAGCAATTACAGACACAGGCGGGATAAATGCAGCATTTAATGGATGTAATTCTCTTATAGAAGTCCGATTTACACCTGAAAGCATAAAACAAAATTTGTCTTTTACACAATCATCTCAATTAAGTGATGAATCCATACAAAGCATACTTGACGGATTGGCTAATGTTTCGACAACATGTACATTATCCCTAAATTCGGAAGTATATGCAAAATTGACGGAAGAGCAAAAACAGTCGGCAACAGATAAAGGTTGGACAATAATTAGTTAATTATGACAGAGTTAAAAGCAAGAAAAGGTTATGTATATACCGACAAAAACAAAACATTTTTTGCCGATACTATTGTATTAGGGAAATATGACAAGAAAGAGAATTATCGGCAAATGAAGATAGAAGGGAATGAAGAACTAATAGAAAATTATAAAAATGGTAAGACAGGTATTATCGGATGAATCCCTAAACGATAGAGGATTTAGGGTAATGAACAAGTCTATAAAGTGGGACAGATATTTAAAAAATCCCGTTCTTGTAGAACAGCATATGTCATGGGAACCGCCTATCGGCAGGATAGATGATATAAAACTCGAAAATGACGCATGGACAGGGGTTTTGGTATTCGCTTCTACCGAAAAAGGCAAGATGTATGAGAAATTATACAATGAAGGCTGTATAAGAGCCGTATCTATTGGCGGGAATGCAGTAATAGTAGAGAATGAGAGGGGAGAGAAAAAAACAAAGTCTTTTGATGTTTTTGAAGTCTCTTTAGTTACTATTCCTTCAAATGCCAATGCGGTAAAACATGAATTGGGTCATATCCCAGTGGAATATAAATTATATTGTGATAAAAAGGAATTTATTACTTTAAGTTCTAATTTTGAAGAATTAAATAATATGGAAGAAGAAAAAGAAAAAAAGGAAGAATTGGAGGCTAAGCCCGAAGTTCAAGAAGTCCAAGAGCCAGAAGCTCCAAAAGAAGAGCTTAAGGCAGAGGAAACAAAAAACACAGTCCTTTCGGCTTTGAAAGATTTGTTAGGTCTGAATTCAAAGAAGAAATTAGAAGATGATGATGAAGATGAAAAAGAAGAAGACAAAGACATTAAAGAAGACGAAGAAGAGGACAAGAAGGAAGTAGAGGACACCAAAGCTAAAGACGAAAAGGAAAAATTGGAGTCTGAGGATTTGAAAAAGAAATTGCCTAAAAAAGTAGCGGAAAGATTGCAGGCAAACCCTGAAGCAAGACTTTTTACAGAAAATACACAACAACCTAAAATTATGACAGAATACAAGACTTTACATTCTTATCTTTCTTCTCAGGAAGGGAAAAATAAGATGGGTATGATGGCATTAGGCTCTGACTTGAAATATGCTCATGAGCACAAGCCTATCCCAGTTCATGACTTGCTGGATTCTTACAAAGAATTGGCGTCTATTTTGAAAAACGACCGTGACTTTATGAGCTCTTTCGGTCAAGTGAATTTATGTTTTGAAGGGACAGCTCCAAAAACTACTCCGCAACTATTGGATACTATTTTGGCTGCCGGAGACAATACCTATGATTTCTTGGCAACACCTGATTTAGTAGCCGTACAGTGGCTGGCAATGTATTACCGCATGTTGTTCCCTATTAACACATTCGCTGATAGAATCCCGCGTATTAGTTCAGATTCAGCCGGTACGATACACCCAGAAATAAACATGACTCCTAAAGTTTATTTCGATACTTTGGTGCCTAAAGAAAAAGTGTCCGAGTATTTGTATGACGACAACCCAATCGCTATTCCTACTTATGCTTTCTCTTTAAATGCCATTGCATGGCAGCCTGGCGATGATAATCTGTTGAGATATGACAAGAGAGGCATTGGTATGGCTGAAGCTTTGAGAGTAGTATCTAACGCTCAACATAACTATATTATCCAACAGTTGGCAGAAGCTGTTAAGGAAGGTACTTTTATTCCTATGACCGGTACCGTTACTGTAAATTCAGCAGGCATGTTCCCAGCCAATCCGGCTGCAGCAGGTAATATCAAAGATTTCACGGTAGCTGACTTATTAAGCCTCCGCATGAAGTTTATCCAAGATAACTTCAATCTGGATATCGAACGTCCAGAGGTAGTAATGGACGCTATCTATGCTAACCAATTGCAGTCTAACGATACTTTTGTAAATGCGTTGAACTTACCGACTGAAAATATCGGCCCAATGCAGATGATGGCTTACGGCATGAACATTACACAGCGTTCTATATGTGGTGTATATGATACTACTACAAGCAAAGTGGTTGACCCGCAATTATATGGAGAACCTTTAGCAGAAGGTCACATGATAGACTCTGATTATACACCGGTTACTCTTAACGCTAAGGCTTACGGTTGCGTTATCGGATTCTTGCCTTCTCAATTCCTTATCGGTGTAGGTCGTACAAATGTATTCGTAAAACAAGAACCTACCCTTTGGGCATGGGAAATGTCTATGGATACTCGTATGGGAGCCGGTGCAGCTCGTAAAGACGGAGTAGGAATCTATGGAGTAGCTCCAGCAGTAGTAGCAGGTGCATAATATAAATAATAAGCAGGGGGCAAAATCCCCTGCTTGAATACCAACACACAAAATAAACAATAAACAATAAACAATATGGAACTTACTAATTATCAAGAAGGCTTTTTCCAGTATCTATACGCATTGGTAAAATCTCGCGGAAAAGTATACGCATGTGAAAACGGCAAAGTTCTCGGAAGGGAAATAGATGCCAGAAGGCAAGCACATGATTACTTTGAACGGAGGAAATATAAATTATTGTGGGCGGAAATTACGATGGATAACCTGCCTCTGAACAATGAGGAATTTAAAAATGTGTTAGAATCATATAACCCGCCAGAGCCCAACAATTCCGCTAAGAACAAGAAAGAACCGCTTAAAATAGATAGTTCTATTGAAAGCGAATTCAATGCGTTAAAAGAGGCTCGGAAAAACTCAGAAAAGAAAACAAAAGGTAGACCACCTAAAGAAGAATAATTATGGCAACAACAGGAATACATATTTCATTAAAAGATACGTCTATTGGGAGTAACCAAGTAGACGAATCTATTTCTTGTTTGGTTGTTGATGTGGCAGGTGCGGAATCTAATTTACCTGAAGACTTGGAGTTAAACACCCCTTATATGATAACCTCGTTATCAGCAGCCGAAGGGTTAGGGATAACTTCAGAATGGGCGGAAGGTGACGGAGCGAAGACTATGCTATACCAACACATCAGCGAGTTTTACGGTGCAGCTTCGACAGGGACTAAGTTATGGATTGTCCTCGTTCAAACGACGGCAAGCATAAACTTCTCTACTGCAAGTTTCTATACGGCATTACAGCCGGGAATATTCAAGACTATCTCAGGTAGTTATAAGAACAGACCTCGTGCAATAGGATTCTGCCAATCTAAAGGGACATTGCCCGCTCCTGAATATGGTGAAGGCGTGAACAATGAGACAGACCAAGAAGCACTCAATCAGATACAGACATTCTTGACTAACATGTTTGAATTGGGCATCAGAATGGTTGGTGTATTTGACGGAGCGTATATCAAGCAGGGGACTTTCAGCAGCGCAACAGAGATAGCTAAACTTATGGATTGCTCGGCTATGAGTTATCCAAGTGTAGCATATTGCGTTACCGGTTCTTCTCCTAACGGGTTGTCTTCTGTAGGGCGTGTATTGGGAGTAAGAGCCAGCCGGAGTATAGCTGCATCTATCGGGAATGTAGCTTTGGGTTCTGTAGCTACGGAAGAATATTTTACGGATAGTGATTTGGCTTCTGTATCCATCAATCCAAAAACTGGTACACCCGTAAACGGGTATGACGTCACTCTCGCGAATCTGGTAGCCCCATTAGGATATATATTTACCCGTAACAGGTTAGGTATAGAGGGGTTATATTACAACGACGGGGCGACATGCAACGCCACTACTATGGCATTAAACAAGATAGAAAGAGTTGCTGTCGGCAATGCAGTTTGCGATGATGCCCAACAGTTCCTTACCTATTATATCAACCAGAATATCCCTTGTGATTCTTCAGGTCAGATATTACAGGCTTTTAAGAGTTCAGCTATATCACAATTTACAGCCCAATATATCACTCCGAGAATAAACGCTGGGCAAGCTGGGGCGATAGATTTCGACTTCAAGGCTAAGGATGATAATTACATACAATCCGAAGCTTTGGAAGTGACTATAAGTATAGTACCGAACCCTGCAATGCGTGAAGCCTTTGTAACAACATTCTTTGTAACTTCAATTTCTTAAAATTATGGCAGACCAATCGGGACTAATAATATCAAGTGCTGACGTCCAAGTTTGGGTAAACTTAGGAAATGGAGCAATTATACAATTGTTCACAGCGCAGAATTTTTCGGGAAGTATAGAAAAGTCAGTAAATGAGATTTACGCAATAAGTTCTGAAACTCCTATTTCCGTAAAAGGTATAAACAAAGCCTATTCAGGTTCTTTTGTTATACAATCAGGAGAATGGAACAGGTTAATAAACAGTTATAACGGGATAGCAACTACGTTGAGACCGTCATTAACTGATATTCCTGAAGGGCTTACCGTTACTATCATGTTCAGCAACAGGGCGGATTTAACCCCGACTGATACGACTTTGACCTATACAGGAGCACAATTTAGCAATGATTCTTTCGAGGTCAATGCTAATGACCCTCAGACTTTAGTAACCTTGAATTTCAGGGCAACAGAACTTACAAGACAAGTTACACCAATAGCTATTTAATCAGATAGGGGAATAATCCCCTATCTCCTTTTTACATTTAAAACTATCAACACATGAGCACATTTAAAGTTTCAAATTTCACATTTGTAGAGAAATTACCGGACAAAAAAGGGATATTCGAGGAAATAGAAGTAACAGAAGATGTAGAATTAAGACATGCAGAGCGTACACGTTTGGAAGATTCAATTTTCATTACTTCTTTGTTGGATAATTCGGATACGACAGCAGAGCGAAAAATAAACGACGCCATAAAATACGTTAATATATTTGTCGTTGACAAGACTCTGGCTAAACGTATTTCTTTAGACGGAATAGCTTGTTTGTCTCTTTTCACTTCTGACCAAGTGCAGGAGGATTTGGTAAATTTTATCAATCGGGCAGGGAGAACCCTAAATATGCAGATGCCCGAGCAGAAATAGAATATAAATTAACACAATATAGCAAGACAGACCCGCTTTTGGTAAAAAAAGCATTAGTATCACATTTTTTCCATATTCCTATTAATAAGGTAACGGAATCGTTAACTTTGGAAGAGATAGAGAAGTATCATTGTCTTGCATTATGGATAATGGACAATGTAAATTTTGCACCATTTAAAATTGACAAAAAGAAATAAGCTATGCCTAATATCTATCAAATAGAACTTAATCTAAAGGGAGACCTAAATGCTAAACTGGACGACGCTATAAAGAAAGCCCAGAACTTAAAAAGTATAACAAACAATATAGGCGGTAGGGGAGGTAGCTTTAATAATCCGGCAGGAGGGAGAAGATATAATCCTTATCCTCATATACCGGAGAGTTATATGCGAGATTTTAGAAGGCTTAATTATTGGTTATATAGGAAAGATGGGCTTTCTAATAGAGGGTTATTTTCTAATATAGATAGGGCTTTTCAGGCGAGGCAAAGGCTAACAAACAACTTTATTGCAAATTCTTTCACTTATTCAGGTTGGCAAAGGAATTTAGGGAACTTTGCCAACCTAATAGGTGCTGTAGGTAAAGCTGCATTACAAGCTGTACCCTTAATAAAACCTCTTATAGGAGCTATCGGGGCTATGGGGGGAGTCGCAGGAGGCGTAGCTTTAGGAGGAGGATTATTATATAGATTTGGAAAGAACCAATTACTTTCAGAGTCCACAGCGCAGGCAATATCTAATTCGGCACAATATCGGATGGCTCAATTAGGACAAGGAGCAGCTTATTCAAATTTGTATAATACTGCTACAAGAATAACAGAGCAAACAGGAGGGTCAAGAGCAGGATTAGTTTCTTTGATGAATACTCTATCTGGGTTAACATTAGGAAATACCAAATTAACGCAAAAAGATGCCCAGTGGTTCGGTGAAGTAGCCTCAAAAATTTCCGCGGTTTCAGGAAGGGATTTACAGATAGTAGGGTTGAACTTGCAACAATTGCTAACTACATGGCAAGGTATAGACATGAAGGAGCTTTTTAAAGCTGTACCTTTAATTGAAAAGTATGTTTTTGACCTTAGAGCGCAATCAAAAAATAAAGGGGAGGATATATATTCTTTTATTAGAGAAAATCCACAAGCTTTAATAGAAGCATTTAGCCGGTTTATGACTCAATTCCAACTACCCAAGGTTGGAGTAGTTAAAGGGAGGATGCAACTTTCTGATGAAAATTTAGAGATAAAGAAATTAGAATATTTAGAGAGATTTTACGAAGACGTTGGGAACGTTTATCAGAATATTAATTTTTCATTAGAAAAATTATATCAATCATTAGGGAGTAATTATGAAGGTTCTATATATCAGGACATGCTAACCTCTTTTGATAATTTTGTGTACATGTTGACAAAAACTATAAGCGGTATTGCCAATACAGCGGACGGATTTGTTAAATCTATAAGGAATGTGTTTAATGGCAATGCTTTAATGCGTTTTTTCCAACTTCCTCAATATATCCAACACCGTTTATCTGGGCATAATGATTCGGACGCGTGGAAATATGCCCAAGCAGATTGGAACAGATGGTTTGGTACTGGAGTAGATACCAGTAAATATAAAGGGAATATATATAGAGATTTAGCGAAAGCTAATTTGTTAAGTGGAGATTATCTTACTGATAAATATTCCATGAATGAAAAAGGTATTTTATCTCCTTCTACAAGCGGGCAAAAAATTAGGTTTAGGCTTAATAACAATTCTGTAGAATATATTCTAAATAAATTAGAAAATTCCCCTTTGCTTAGAGACAGGGATTTGTTAGAGCGTATATCTAAAGGAGATAAAGAAGCCAAATGGGAAGCGATAAAATTATTAGTTAGAGATAGCTCTTCATCCCCCAAAATAGATTCTGTAGGCGATGAAACGGGGAGGATGAAAGACTTGTCCAAAGGGAGCAAATCATTGATTATAAATTTCAACAAGTCCATAGTAGACATGGACAACCACATAAATACTACCGACCCATCAACAATAATGAGGGAAATAGAGGATTATGTATCACAGGCAATAGCGAGAGGTTTAAATATAGCGTTTAACCAAGCAACACCGTTAACATGACAAAAGAGAATGATTATAAAACGAGTTCAGGGTCTGAATTACAAGATAAATTCAGAAATACCGTATCTATTCCACAAAACATAAGGGGAGAGCTTGCAAAAGCGGGGGATACGATAAGAGATGCGGAGCAAACGGCAGCTACGGCATTAGCCCTTACATTTTCTTCTGTAGGAATCGTAAAATCAGTGATACCGATATCATCAGAAGGAGGTTATATCAATGGGATAGGGAATAAGGTTAAGAGTTCATTGATAAACCAAAAAACCAGATATTCCGCTTCAAGCGCGAACGCGAAGGACAATCTTATTTCCGTGACAAATGAGAATGACTATATTTTCAGGATAAGCGATTATTATTTGCCGTTATCTTACAGCTTATCTATAAACGCATCAAAAAATATTGTCAAAAGCCAATTGGTAGACGGGTCAGCGATATATGAAATGACTTCATACAACCCCGCGGAGATAATATTAAGAATAAAACTTGAAAGAAAGCCTATAAACGACAATGGGAGGTATGACCCTATGTCTTTCCGGCAGAATCAAGGCGCAATGGCTGGCGATATAGTCAAATTTGCGACAGTTATAAATGATTTGTATAAAAACAAATCGGTATTCGCCATATATAATAATTTCACAAATAAAGAGGTAGGGATACAGTTCGTCGTATTGTCGAAATACACTATAGACCCACAAGAAGGGTCTACAGTTACCAATATTACCCTTAATTTGCTTGAGGTAGATTTAACGCGTCAAACATTATTTGTAGAAAAACAATGAAATGTTATTGTAATTTTTTCAGGTGTGGCAATGAAGTCTGGATAGAAGGGAAAAAGATATTGAACTTTGTTTCTTTCGTATCCGAAAACACCGTTATGAAGCTGGCGGAAACAGCGGAAATAACGTTGCCTTTTTATTCTATTGCCTATTTGAAAGGAGATGAAATAATTACTGGTTCTAAAATTGATGTAGAAGGGCTTAATATAAAAATAGGGGCTCATATACAAGTATATGCCTATTACCATAATATCAATTACGGGGAACAGGTAAACATAAATTTCGAGAATGACCCAGAAGCGGGGAAAATGCTCGTATTTGACGGGTTTATAAAGAAAATAAAATCAGGGTTCCCGACTACTCTTGTATGTGAGGACAAATGTTTTATTTTGAGATTTGGAGTCGTAAATAAGAATTGGACACAAGAGACCTCGATATATGAAGGGTTGAAAGTCTGTTGCGATGTAGGAAATGAGGCATTCAAGAAATACCGTTCGGATAACAATCTTACAGGGGATTATGAAGAAATTTCCGTAGCCGATTATACCGCTACTTCGACATTCAACGAAAAATTATGGCAGGGAGTCAGCCCCTTTGAAGCAGCACAGATGTTAATGCGAAAATTCGGGATATATACAGGTATTGACCCGAAAGGCAAACTGTTTATGGGGACAGGATTAGGATATACCGAGAAAAAGACAATAGAATTAGATACCTCTGTAAACGTAATAGCACGAGATATTTCTCCTAAAAACGGGAAGTTTGAGAATTATTATGTAACAGTCAATGGTTATGTGAACGGAAAGAGAACTACGGTACATGTAGGTAATAAGGGAAACGGCAGACCTATTAGATTGAATTGCAGCTCTATAAATACAAAAGAGGGATTAGAAGAGTTCGCCAATAATGCGTACCAAGGATTAAAAGGCGAGTACAATAGCGGGACTGTAACTACATTGTTATATCCCCGTATAGACTTGTTCGATTATGTACATTTCACCGATACATTATTCCCTGAAAACACCGCAAATATGTATGTATTGGGAGTAAAAAGGGAATTCAACGAGAACGGTTATCATGTAAGTTCAACTTTAACTAATGAGGAATGGATGTTTTAAGGTACAAAAGTAACTCTAAATTCGATTCCGCTATGCAGGAATTGGGTAACAGTTTGAGGAATATATTTAAAGGTTATGCTACTGTTTCCTTAGTATATGGAGAGGTTACAGGTGTAGACATGGATTCATTGACTTTTGACGTAGTATCAGACGACGATAACCAAATGTACAATATTCCTCTTTCAATTATTCCGCATGATTCTACTTCTATAATACAGATACCTGAAATAGGAAGCAATTGTGTATTGGGATTCGTGCAGGGAGACTCTTCGTTGTCTTTCCCTATAAAGTTTTCCAAGATTAAGGCTGTATCTGTGCAGTTTGAGATGTTAGAAGATAGCCAGAATCAGGTTCTTACAATGGACAAAGACGGGATAACATATACCAATACGACAGACAACGCGAAATTAGATATAAAAGTAGGGGAAACTTCAATAGAGATGCAAGACAAGGTAGTCAAGGTAAATGGAGGTGAAAGCCCTATGATATATATTGAGAAGTTGGAAGCTAAGCTGAATGATTTTGTGGAGGCATTTAATAACCATACACATACCATACCAACAATAACGACTCAAGGGGAGAATTCCGCTGGGACAGTAACAGGTACAGCGTATAATGTAGGAGTACCAGCACCGAGGTCAAAGGCAAAAGATTTCAATCAGGAAGATTTTCAGGATGAAACATTTACACATTAAATTTTAAATTATTATATTAGTGGTGAAATTTATGTTATATGCAAGATTTTAAGTTTGACATAGAGAATAATGACATTGTATTTGGTTCAGATATGGTTATTATAGACTCATGTAGCGTACAAAACGGTACATTGATATTTATGAAAAGCGTAGCCAGCATAGATAATCCAAGTATCGGGGTAGGTTTCCAAGAAGTAGCCATAAATGTAAATCAAAATGAAGCGAATGAATTAGCCACAAGAGCGGAGAATCAAATCCTTAACGATGGCGGGCGTATAGCAGAAATTTCAGTGCAAGAGACAGAGGAATCTGGAGTATATGAGTATGAGTTGCAAGTAGTATATAATTCAGAATACAAGCAATATGGCATACAAAGTTAAATATGGAGATACGATTTTTGATGTTTTGTTGAACGTTTGCGGAGATTATTCCCAGATAGACGAAATATTATCCTTAAACGGGCTGTTGTCTTATACTCCACAGCTGGCAGTAGGTCAAGAATTGGATGTAGAAGGGCTTCAAACTTCAAACAATGCCACATTGATAAGAGCATCTGAATTCCCGTATAATTCAAATCTTTTATCGGATGAAGAATTTGAAAGACAATTGGAACAGATATTAGATTCGATAGAAGGCGGATATTATTTGGAAGTGCAACCGTCATTTACTACGGTTAGTCAAAATGGGGACAATCAATATGTAAATATATATACAAACTCAACTTTTAATGTTTTATAATTATGGCAATATCAAAAGGGCATGTAATATTAGACCCGTCATCAGGTAGTGGGGATACCCAATTAACCCTAAAGGCAGAATCGGCTAATGTAGGTAACCGTGAAATAGTAAGTACCGTATTTACGATAAAAGCAGCAGGAGTTACCCCAGACAAAACGATAACAGCGAATTTAGCTGCAGCAGCCGAATTCATTACTTTGGAACAGGCGAGTACAGGAGTAACAGTTCCTTCCACAGCTGGTAAAGTTACAATAACAGGAGTATCTAACAGCCCTAAGTTAGAGTTCGAGGTAGGTGCAGGTGATATAGTTTCAGAAGACTTAGGAGACAAACAATTTACAGCAGACGGGAGTATAACTGCAACTAATGGAGTTCCAATCACAGGAGACCCAGGGGCTGACCACAAATACGAATTCTCAATAGATATTAATTATGATGTGAATGATACTGTATCGTCAAGAACACAGATGTTCATGATTAAAGGTTCTTCAGACGGTATAACCCAGAAATTAACGATTACACAGAGTGCAGGTGCTGCAAGATTGGAAGTTTCCCCAGCAGAGATTACAGTTCCACAAGATGGTTCGGTAGTCAATGTACAAGTTACAACCAACACGACATTTACTGTATCTTAATATTATGTTTGTCCCTCTCATGTATGCAAAAATATGTTAATTCATGGGGGGGGGCAATTTAAAGTTTTGTATATATGGCTATAATTAGAAAACAAAAAAAGTGGTCTGACGGTATAGGATATTTTTATGTAGCCTATGACCCTGAAAAAAAATCTCAAAGAGTAGAGATTACTTCAGATATAAATGCTACATTTGAGCAAAGAGACCAAGAAGTAATATTCCAAACTACTGTAGGAGATAAACAAGATACCTTATATTTGGTTCAAAAAGCCGAAAATTGCAAAGTCGCTTATTATCATTCTACGGGTATGGGAGATATAAGGGCGGTATATAGCATGAACGGGAAAGAAGTATTAGGAGTATTTAAATCTTAAATATATGGCAGTACAATATGTAGACATAACATCATTATCAGAATATACAGAGAGCGATTTAAATGGGAATGAGCCTATACAAGTCTCCGCCTCTGCATTTACGACTGTGAATGCTATAAATGAGTGGGGAGAAACAAAATTCGGGGGTAGACCTACTATGTTGGAAATGCCTCACTCATTTATAAATCTTAATGATGGTTCTTCTTCAGCAGCTATATCCAATGTAATTAATTCTGTCTCTTCTGGATGGACTGATTTTGTATCTAAAGTAAGCTCGGCTAATATTGTATATAGTCGTTCAAATTTAGCAGCATTAAACAATTACAGAATATTTGTAACGACAATAACGTCCAACCTGACAAATACAGTTAGTTTTGTCGATGTGTCTAATAACACTATTACGTTAAGAGTTATTACATATAATCCGTCAAATAGTACCTATACTTTCAAATTGACGAGTTATAATGTAGATACTATTAAAAATAGTATACCGACAGGCTCATTTAAATATCAAACCGCTAATGTTTTCGACTATCCAAAGCCAGGCGATTATATATTAGGAGTTTATTCGGCTGCTACGTCCGTAATTAATTTAAAGGCTTCAGATTTTTTGATAGACAATAACCATACATGTAAAGTAGTAGTACCCTACAATACTACAAAAGTACGAGTTGTGACGGATAACGGTATTCCCCCGTTAATGACAGATTTGGCATTTAAGCCTACTGATTTCAATGCAAATACCAACGATAGGATAGTTTATACTATTACGGCTTTTGCGTCAAATAACAATCCGTCAGCAAGACAAGTTTGGTTTTTTATAGATGCAGAGTTATATAGATTAAGAACGGAGTAATTATGGAAGATTTAAGACAACAAATAATAATAGCTATACAGTCTTTATTCCAGAACGTAAACACTTCTGCTTCTGCTATATGGATGCGTCTTGTAGACGCTCTTTCTACTATATTCAATATAGTAGCCAATGAGATACTATTTTCAGAAGATAATATAGCCAATACAGCTCGGAGTTTAAGAGTAACATGTAAAGATTATTATCTGGATAAGGCTTTATATTTCCAATATGGGGATAATCTGGTAATTTTGGATAATGATACTAAAGAAATGGGGTATAATCCTATAAATGAGAATAACAGGATTATAAAGCAGGCTACAGTATCGACGTCTGAAGGAGGTATAATATTAAATGTAGCTACTACCGACAATACAGGCAATCTAACTCCTTTGAGTTCAGACCAGCTTACGGCATTCAAAGATTACTACGAAAATTTTATACCATTGGGATTCAATCTATTTATACAGAGCCGAGAACCGGATATATTAACATTCCCTGAAGGCATGACAGTGTATTACAGTGCCGGCAATTCTCTTGCTCAGGTAAAAAATGATATAGAATCCATGAAAACGACTATACAACAGAATATAGTGTTAGGCGCTCCATTGTTCATAAACGATTTAGAAAAATCCTTCCAAGAAGTATCAGGAGTTGAAGCAGCATATATCCCTGACGTTGTTTCTACAAATGGTTCACTGACATATAATGCGGAAAATGGAAGGATAAAATTAGTATCAGGATATTTTAATTTTGCGGAGGATTTAAATATTAGCTATGTTCCCGTTTAGAGAAATAAATATACCTAAACTTATTTACCAGATAAACAGACCTAATTATATGGTAAATAATGAATACAGGTTGAACAACTTCTATAAGCTGTTGTTATGTTTGTTATATCCTTTTATCTTACTATGGAACGAATATAATACAAAAAGGCAACGGGCATATAAAATCGCTGCCTGCCAATATGGGAAGCAACAAGTAATAGATATTCTTAATGACCTATACGACCCTGACGGGAGGCATATAGAGGCTATAAATATCACTTCAAATAAAGTATATCTATATCCTTCAGATTATGAAGCTGGCGAAAAAGTATATTGGAGCGATAAAGACTATACGGCTGGGGGAAAGTCATATTTATATACTTCATCTTTGACAACAGGAGTAATTATAAATTACCCGTCTTATTTAGAAGAAAATAAAGATACATTTTCAGAATTTACCCAAACTGTAGATTCATTAATAATATGGGGGATAAAATATAAACTAAAATCAGTACAATATGCTAAAAGACACAATATTATCATATATAAACGATGATGGCAATCTTGTTTATATAAATGACTTAGTAAGCGCATTTGATAACTGGCAAAGCGCATTAGGAATATTTTTAGGGGCAAGTAATTACAAATTCATTGATATTAGTATGTCTAATGAGATGGATTCGGCTACTTTTACTTCTGGGACTACCCAGCTTATATTTAAAACCTCTTCATCTCTACCGTCATTAGCTACAGGGACTATAATAATTGCGACCTGCAATAAAACATTTACTGTTACAGAACAAAATAGAGCGACTGTATATGTATGGTTAAGCGATGTAGAACAACGTTCGTCAGAAACAGGGCAAGAATATACAGCTATAAAAAGAGCATTATTTAGCAATACTCAACCTACAGGAATATCCGAAGTGGCTACAATTGACTTAACATGGGCCGTAGGTATGGACGGGTATTCATTCTATCACACATATGATTGGCGGGCGAATCTGGTATTACCGTCAAGTATAGGTTTATCAGACATAGCAAATGGGGCTGTAGGAACCCTAAAGATAGCTGACGGAGCCGTCACCTCCGAAAAGATAGCTGACGGCACTATTTCGACTCCAGATATAGCTGACGGAGCCGTCACCTCCGAAAAGATAGCTGACGGCACTATTTCGACTCCAGATATAGCTGACGGAGCCGTCACCTCGGCTAAAATAGGGGATTATCAAGTAACAGAGCGGAACATTGGATTAGGCTCAATATCTAATGACGCACTACAATCCGGTTCAGTATCAAATGAAAAAATTATAGATTATAGCATAGACTCCTCGAAAATTGCTGCACTTGCCGTTACTGATGATAAACTTAACCTGACTCCTTTTTTCTTAAATGGTAACGCGGTATATTATCTTAATTTAAGAATGGCAAAAAGCGGGAGTGAAACTCAAAATCAAGTTTTATTTGAAACTGCTGGTATAAATAATTCAAAGACTTATGGCAATGGCACTAATAATCCAGTTGTAACTATAAACTTTACATCAGCAAGAGCACAAAGTATTATCCTTTCTGTTTATGATGAATCATCAAATTTTATACAAAAATTGGCAAAGGTCAATTATACAGTAGGTAATCAACAAGTCCAGATTTTGATAGATGATGTATCAGGCAATTACGCATATTCAATAAATGCTATTATATATTTAACAAGGAATTAAATTATGGAGAATCAGGCGGGAGGATTTCAGGGATTTTTAGGGAGTTTATTTGCGGTAATAATAAGTTACATAGCCCCTATATATGATTATGTTATAATTATCGCTTATATATTCTTGATAAACTTTATAATAGGATTGATAGAAGATATCATTGTAAAACAGAAAACGTTTAAATGCAAAAAGTTTTACTTCTGCTTATGTGAGATGTTAGTGTTTTATCTTTTAGTAGGGAGCGTTTATTTTATAGGTAATAAATTCCATAACAAAGAAATGACGTTACAGTGCATATCGGCAATTGTAGCAATCGTCACGTATTTTTATTCATTGAACATACTGACTAACATAAAATCATTGCTTCCGAATAATAGGGCAATATCTTTTATACATTATATAGTAAGCTTTGAGATAGTAAAGAAAATACCATATTTTAAAGAATTTGAAACACATGAAGCATCTGAATCAAATAGGAGCAAAGGGGCTTAACCTTATAAAGGAATTTGAGGGGTTAAGACTGGTTGCATATAAGTGTCCAGCCGGAGTATGGACTATCGGGTACGGGCATACATATAATGTAAAAGAAGGCGATGTAATAACAGAGGCTAAAGCAACGGAATTTCTTTTAGATGATATTTCTAATGCTGTAGATATAGTATCCGGCTCAACTATGGATGTGGAATTGACACAAAACCAGTTTGACGCATTAGTCTCTTTTACTTATAATGTCGGGGTGAAGAACTTTTCGGATTCTACACTTTTGCGTAAAGTGAAATTAAATCCGAATGACCCTACTATCGCTAATGAGTTCAAGAAATGGATATATGCGGGGAAAGAAGTGCTTTCAGGACTTGTAAGGAGAAGGAAGGCAGAATCTGAATTATATTTTAAGAAATGAGAAAATTTGGGGTGTTATTGGTTCTCTCGCTATTTCTGTCCTTTGCTTGTGGATATGTCATAGGCAAACATGCCAATACACCCCAAATAGAGGCTCATACAGACACTTTCGTGATAACGAGGGTAGATACTATCATTGACACGCTTTTGATTCCAAAATACATCAAAATAAAGGAGACTATCAGGGACACGTTGTATGTCCCTGAACTTTCTAAGCCGGCAGAAGTAGAAATACCGATATCTGAATACTGTTTTGAAGATTCTACATATTCAATATGTATGACCGGATATAAGGTAGAGGCTAAAAAGATAGAGGTTTATTCTCCAGTCAAGTATTTAACCATAACAAAAACTGAAACGCATATTAAAAAAAAGAAAAGCCACTTCAGCTTAGGATTGCAGGCAGGATATGGTTACGCAATTTCTTGTAATAAATTTTCTCCATATCTCGGTTTTGGTGCACAATGGAATTTTTTAACATTTTAGTGTGTTGGTAGTATAGAGGATAGAAATATTCTCATGCTATTAAAAAAAAAGGCTGCAACTTTCGTTGTAGCCTTTTCTACATTATCATTTAATATGAAAAAAATTAAGTGGTGACAACTATTTTCACAAACCGTTGTAGATACATACGAATATTAAACACTATGCAAATATATAAAAACTCCCCGAATTTCACAATTTGGGGAGCCTCATTTGCCAATTTTTCTGTTTTCCGAAATGCTGTACTTAATGATATGTACAAATATAAAAAAATCCCGTCTATTTTCACAAACAAACGGGAATCAATTGAAAAAATATGAATAATAAAAAGAATTATATGTTTAACTAAAACTAAGTCTGGTAGATTGAATTAAGAAGAATAGGTATTTGTCTCTTATTTTTCTTGTTATTTTAACCATTAAATCTGCCGTTGTATCGTCAAATTGGTTGAAGTTATTATTTATATAATCATATATCTTTTGCAATTCTGATATAGTATCCTTTAGCATCATTTCAAGAGAAGGAATAAATTTAATAGGCTCTATAAAGGAAAATTTTAAATATTGTTCAAAATTATAGGGCGGTATCCCTCCAGTTACTACAGTGCTTTCCGCAATTTCATCTACAAAATCTATTAGTTTTTCGTTTATTTCGTCAAAATACGGATGATAAGTCATAAAGTCGTGCCCTACCATAGTCCAGTGACGGGCTTTAATATTCTCAGCGCATATTTTTAATGACGCTTGTATAATATTTAAAATTTCCTCTGTTTCCATGATTTATATTTTAAAAAGGATAATCATCATTATTATTATTTCGACTATTATTGTTTTGTTGTGTATCTGTTTTATTTGTTTTTATTTCAACTCCTTTACCGCAGAATATTTTAGGTTGATTTGACAATCTTTCTTCTGCATTTTGATTTATGTAAACTGTAATGTCACTTCCGTAAGGGTCTGGCTGTTTACGTTTACATGCACATAGCTTAACAACATTGGCTTCATTCCCATTTTTCCGCAGGAAATTTTTTATTTTATCCGAGGGGATTTGGCTCAAATCTATTTCAATAACAATCATTTCCATACACAAATATATTAAATTTTATAATTCAACGTATATTTCTCGTTCATTTTCTTGTTTATCAGAGTTGTATAAATCCGCTAACTCTTTTAAGTTATCAGGACTTATAATAAATAAACATCCCTTTTTGTTTTTTTCCTTTATAGCTACAAGAGGTATTTTCCCCTCTTTCTTAGCTTTTTTAGAAGTATCATCAAATAATCTCCATATCGAAAACGATTCACGTAGTTTGCATTCTATGTAAATATCAGGGTGCATAGAATCGGAGTGAGTATTATGCCCTGAATTGCTACCTGAAAGGGGGACTCTTTTAGTCCCAAAAATGGCTGCTACTGCTGCCTCGAATCTTTGCCATGTTCTTTTACTTGTTGCCATATTATTTTATTTTGAATAAATCTACTCTGTCACATAGAAATATTGTATCATTTCCGACCTTTGTATTATCTATGATTTCTTGATAATGTTCTTTATGTTTAGATATATACCTTTGCGGGAAAGGAATCCATTTGTAGCCTCTGTAGTTTTTGAAACAATCCACTATTGTGGGTTGAGGTCTATTGTCTGAATCTATACGTTTCCACGAAGATTTTTTTATAAGTTGCCAAATAACATTTTCGTCATGACCGAAAATAGGTAATATATGTTTTATAAATAAATCGGTAAAATTGTAATCATTTATATGATTATTAAATGTATCATCATACACAAACCTAATATAAATTGGTTCTGGTGCTATTTTTGCTGCAAGATAAGTTAAATTATAAACAGTAATACTTAGCGATTCATAATATTCTACCAATCCATGACAATTTATAAACATACCAAATTTTTTGTCATATCTTATTCTGAAGTCAAAGTATCTTACTCCATGTTTGAACTGTTCATATATTGTCAACTTCTGGCATTTTGACGTAAAGTTAATCAGCTTCATCCACCATTTGCGTGGTTCCAGATATGTGTTTGCGTTGTGCGCTCCGAGTATCTTTTTCATAATTGCTCTATCGTGTTATAACTACATAATATTTCAAAATAATTTTTCTCCTTGTATTTTTTAAATCTTTCTTCTGTCTTAAAAAGGTTAGTTAACGTTTTATCTCCTGAAAAATATTCTTTCTCAGTTATATTTTCATACTCCGAGAATTCTTTAATGCAATACATAGCTCTTGCCTGATTAGCAATATATCTATTTTTAGCGAATAATCTATGTTTGCGCCCTAAGAAGAAGAAATAAAATACCTTTTTCATTATAAATCATTTTTTAATGTCATTTCTCCTAAAAAAGGAGTGAACTCGCTTTTATCCCATTTTTCACTATATATACCAACTACAAAATTATCAGTTTCTGTATAACATATAGCTCCTTTTAGATAATCACCATTATCTAAAGCTATAATCATAATACCTAATTTTGGGTTCCACATTAAAAGCGGGTAATCTTCCCAAGTAAGGTTAATTTTTTTTATTTGTTCCTTAATCATATCATTATTTGCTTTTGTTTTTTAATATTACTTCATCTTCAAAAGGACAAAATTGGGATTTTTCCCAATATTCGTAGTATTTCCCAATTGGATGTTCTGGGTTATCAGAATTGACTACAGTTCCCTTTAAATAATCACCATTTTCTAAGGCTATAATAATAACATTTAAATCTGGATTAAACGCTAAAATAGGGAATTCTTCCCAAGAAATATCAGCGCGATTTACTCTTGTCTGTATCATTTTCTTATATTTTAATATCCAACATATTTTTAATTTCTTCTATCGTCTCTACTACATTTATCGACTCGCCATTATTCATCGTTACAATACTTCAAGTTCAATAATGGGAATAACTTGATACAAGTTTTATACTATCTGTGTATATTAATATAGAGCAAAGTTCCTTTTTTGAACATCTGTAATTATAAAAATAATAATGTAGTCTAATATACTTTCCCATACAATTTATTTTTAAATTCCACATAATAAGAAAATAGTTATCATAGATATTATTACAGCATAAGATAATAAGTATGTATATTTAATCTTTAAAAGTTTGAGTCTTTCTTCTAAATTAACCACCCGTTTACTTAGTCCGATGCAATTCTTTTCAGTAATATTTTTATCCCTTAATCTTTTTGTGTATAGTCTAAAATTTTCGTCCATCCATTCTTTTATTTTTTGTTCAATATCATTTAATGCATTATAAATATCTTCTTTTTCTCCACCTCTGATAAATCCAATAGGAGCTGTGAAGTTTTTTGAATTGGGATATTCGTTAAACTCAATTCTTACAAGGACTCCATTTTCTTGCATAAAAATGCGTTCAGCTTCTTTTTTAATTTCTTCATCTGTCATCCTTGCTTTTTCTACCAGTTCGTCATAATCAAATCTATCTATTATGACTACATTTTCTATTTCTGCCATGTCTATTTATTTTTAAATTTTGCACAGTAAGGTCTAATTCCTACAGAACGATATATATTTAAGACACTGCAAAACACCATGAAGTCTTTTACTTCTCCTGCGTTTTTGCAGTTTCTACAGTCGCACGATTTAGGAATTTCTTTCTTTTTCACTTCTATTTAAGTCTTTTTATAATATATTTGTTACTATTCATTATATCATCAAATGTAGGAATCGACATCCATAAATCATTATCACTTATATTACAATCAAAATCGTCTCCGTCTTCTGTATTCCATGTTTTATAATAGGCATTATAAACATTTAGTTTAGGCTCAAAATGGTATGCTTCAAGCCTTGTTAAAACTAATTCATCATCTTCAGGCTGTTGTTCACTAATACTAATCCAAGGTGACTTATTCTCTTTTGTTCCCATAATTCATATCTCTTTTATAGTTAAATATGCTTCTTTTACTTTATCATGATGTGCATTTAGATATTCGTTTAAACTTACTTTTTCTCCAAATAGCTCAAGGTATTTTTTTTCATCACGGAACCAATTATCTCTTATTATCTCATAAGGCTCAAATAAAAGTACATATGGTAAATCGCGTTTAAAGAATATCGCCATAGCAGCATAAGCATCAAGCTTATTGTATGCTTCTATTTGATATTTATTAGACATTATCCCGAAAGTAATTTTCATTCTATTCATATTTCTCAAAATTTATAGTTACATATCCCAATTTATGTTCGTTAATCCAGTCTTCAGTTTGTTTATAAGAGAATTTTATTACAGCATCAAATCCTTTTGCTTCTAAAAATTGTGTAACAGATATTGCAGACTTAATCAATTCTTCAGGATTGCCGGATTCCCCAGCAACGATAATTTTTAATTCTGCTTTTTTAATTCCACCTAAAAAATTCTTCATAGTCATTTTATATAAGCTACAGCCACATTCCTATCTATAAAAAAATGTATCCCATTTGAACATTCATTCCATCGGCATTTATCAAAGTCTTTTACTTCAACTGTTTCACCCACTTTGTATATAAAGTCTTTATTATAATTGGAACATATTTCTGTTATATCAGCTGTACTTCCGTCCATATTTTGTATTTCTAATACCTCAGCCTTTGAACATCTACATTTTAGAGACGTTGAGGAACTTCTATCTGCGTCTTCACATATTTTTAGTTTTACAATATATCTCCCGCATTTTTTCCACCCTATAAAACTTCCTTCTATTGGGCACTGATATGCCAAGAAAGATGTATATTCTGAATAATCAGCGCCTTCCAAATCAGCACCTTCCAAATCCGCGCCTTTCAAATAAGCGTCTTTCAAATTAGCGCCTCTCAAATTAGCGCCTTCCAAATTAGCGTATTCCAAATTAGCGTTTCTCAAATTAGCGTATTCCAAATTAGCGTTTCTCAAATTAGCGTATTCCAAATTAGCGTATTCCAAATTAGCGTTTTTCAAATTAGCGCCTCTCAAATTATCGTTTCTCAAATTAGCGTATTCCAAATTAGCGTATTCCAAATTAGCGTTTTTCAAATTAGCGCCTTTCAAATAAGCGCCTTTCAAATTAGCGTATTCCAAACTAGCGTTTCCCAAATCCGCGTTTCCCAAATCCGCGTTTCCCAAATCCGCGTTTCCCAAATCCGCGTCTTCCAAATCCGCGCCTTTCAAATAAGCGTCTTTCAAATCCGCGCCTTTCAAATAAGCGCCTTTCAAATTAGCGTCTTTCAAATTAGCTTCTACTAATGTATCTTTAATTGTGTTATTCTCTTTCTCGAGAGAAAATAGCACATTCCCAAATATTGATTTTATGTCTATTCTAATTTTCATAAGTTATTGTTTTTTAATTCATATGAGTTTTTTATGTTTTAATCTTTTGATTGCGTCTTTCCTTGAATAAGCCATTATCTTATGACCTTTTACATTAAATTCTCTCTCTTCTCTGTGAGGGATTCTTATTTTCTGAACGTCAGAAAATTTCATTCTGACTTTTGGTGTATTAAGCATAAATAATGTTTTCATACGAGTTGTTTTAATAAATTATCTAATCCTCGTCCGTCTTTGATTGATTTTCCAGTGGCCCAACCTGAATATGGGTAAAACCTTACTGTGTGACCTTTGAATTCAAATTCAATCATTTTTTGGGTTATAGATGTAATCTTCAGCCCAAGATTGGTTATTTCCATTATAGCCTTTTGAAGTCTTATTGGCTCCAGCTTGTTTTGCCTATCTATATTTAATCGTGACATGTCAATATCTGAATTTCGTAAAATGAATAATTGCAAGGGGTTCAGATGTGTCGGATTGTTTAAACCAGCTAAGAAAATCTTCTGGCAATAGACCATCATTTTTGGCGACTTCAGTATAACTGTAGTGTTTACCTTCGATTATACATTCTGTTAAATCGTTTGTAAATTCTATTTTTTGAATACCAACATTATTTATACATGACAATGTTTCAATCTCAATTTGACCGCTTCTATACGGTTTATCTTTCCAAACTCTAATAGAAAGAATCGCTTTAGCTGCTTCAATTTCTTTAATCCGTTTTTCCCAAAGAGAATAATTTGCTCTTATTGTGTGTATTTTATCATGAGAAATAAATCTATTGATAAAATTTGTTGGGTTACCTTCTTTTGGATGCCCCTTCATAAAATTTTTTGATAAGGTTATAACGTATGTTTTCATTTTAGAATAGTTTTTGTTGAGTTAATACTCCGTTTTTCGTTTGAATTATTCCCAAGCATTCGTTTTCAAATCTTTCATTTGCAGATGCAAAATATTCTTTATCTATTTCGCATCCGTAAAAGTCAAATCCTAATTTAAATGCTGCAATCCTGCTACTCCCAGAGCCACAGTGTGTATCTAATATTTTATCTCCTTCTTTTGCGAATGTTTTTAGAAGATAGGCATATAAATCGACTGGCTTTTGCGTAGGATGTATTTTGTTGGGCATATAATTAGCTAATCTTACTATTTTTGCGGGATAATCGAAAGACGTCCAAGCCAACTCAACTTGTGAAAAATTTTCCCACGGTTGTTTTTTATCCCAGACAACTATACATCTTGACGGAGGTAATTTAAAATAATTTCCGCCCCAAATGATTTGGTTTTTGCTTACCCTAAATAGTTCTTTGAAATATCGAGGAGAAGGCGTCTTGTAGTCCCATTTTATAGGCATTTTATGTAAGGCTCTATCTTTTAATTTACCTCCTCCAGAATTTAGGCGTTCTTTCCTTAATCTTTCTGATGTACTTATATACCCTCTCCGGCTACCCATGTTCATATTTGGGGCATTTATCCCGTAGGGTGGGTCTACAATTGCGAGTTCAAAATATTTGTCAGGAACATTTTTCATGTATTTTAGGCAATCGACATTGAATACTTCACTTATTGGCATATTTTTCAAATAAATTATCTATTTCTAAATTTACTCTATCTGCAAATTCCCCAAATGATTCTGAAAATTCATCATCATTCAAATCATCTACAATTTTAACTACTCTTTCCGCGTAAAAGCGAGCTTTTGATAAGTCTTTCATTAATACCAAATTAGAAGATGAATCTACTTGTTGTATTATGTTCGTAAGTTCAATTGCAGCCTGAGAAAGCAAATCAGCGAAAAGAGGTATTTTTTTACAAACATACACCGCTTTTTCTTTCTGTTCCTTGGTCATGTTCCCGAACAAATCCTTAACTGGTATCAATTCATATTTATTCAAGTTGTCAAGTTGCGTTTTTATTTGAGTTACTTTTACATAGTCTTTTTTTTGTAACGCTTTATTCATCTTTTCAAGTAAAATATCTTTCTCGCTTTTCATCTCATCTGGTTTTTAGTGTGTAATAATCAGTTAATAATTTCCTGCAAGCATTGTACACAATTACAGCTTCTTTTGTAGTATTGTTAGCCATTATCAGCTTTTGTATTTCGTTTTTATTTTCGTTTTCTACGGCTATTGTAGCTTCAGAAACATATCTTAAATAAGTCTCTGCCAGCACTTTGTTTTTGCTTATCAGATACTTAACCACTGGCAAACATGGTAAACCAATGGGCAATTTTTTTGTTTGTTTGAATTCATTGAAAGCATTCCTCTCAAACTCCGACAACTGTTCAATTGAAAAATCTTTAGAATGGACTTCCAATTGTTTTACATTCCCGTATTTTTCGATTATCGCCTGAGAGCGATTTACGTGCGATTTAAAGGCTTTTAAAAATTGGATGATAGTTTGTACCGACATACGATAGAAAACCCCAAATTCGCCAGATAAACCATAAATTATCGCTATGTCGCACTCCTTTATGGTTAGCGCTTTGCATTCCGCCTCTAAAAATGTTGCGACATCTTTTGTTGTGACCTCGATTAATTCGTCCGTCGTTTCTTGATTTACCCTTAAAAAAGCCTTTTTTACTATGTCCATAGAAAACAAAAACAGTTCGTTTTTATTTAATTCGCTTATTTTCGGGTAATTTTGAGCTTCTTTTATTTGCTGTATGTCCATATCGCAATTATTTATTGTCTTTTTTGTTATACATCATTCCAAATAATGAATCGTCTTTCCCCTCTTGTATATCCTGCATGATTTTAAAAGCGACTCTTTGCGTTTGCTCTTCCATTGTCTCCTTTTTTGCAAATCCGCGCGCCCCCCCTGCTAAATTTTTCGGATAAAAAACGCGGTTCGTTTGAATTTTAAGAGCTTTTGCCAATGTTGTTTTCCAGTTTATTTTTTTTGTTTTCGATTTCTTTTTGTTTTCCCAACCTTCAGTAGTACCCCAAAAGTTTTCGATAGCGCATTCAATTGTTTTTATTATGTTCAATTCTGGAGGGTTGAATTCTTTTTGTTTTTCCATCCATTCTGCATCACATAGTATTTTGTCTACTTCTTCATGTAATTCTGACAAATAAACATTAAAATCTTTTCTCCAGTCTTTTTCTTTTTCTTCTTCTTTTTTAGAGATAAGAAATATATCGTTATTAGATGTAGAATTATATTTAGATATATTTTTTATCTCTTTTTTCTCTATAATGTTATTCTGTTTATTATCTGTAGAATTATCTGTAAGAATAATATTATTATTATCTACATTAACATCTACATTTACATTAACAGCTTTTTTTGCTTTTGTTTGCTTTTCAGAAAAAGCATTTGCTTTTTTTGCTTTTGTTTGCTTTTCAGAAAAAGCATTTGCTTTTTTTGCTTTTGTTTGCTTTTCAAATTCATTTTCTTTAGGAGGTCTACCTCCTTTTTTCCCTGCTTCGCTCCTTTTATTTTTTATATTTTCCCACTTTTCTAAGTCTCGCTCTATGTCTGACTTTATGAACTCGAAGCAAATATTTACGCCTCCGTCGTTTATAAAAATGGGTTCTCCAGAGACATAATCAAAAATCGCATTTAATAGCTCTGCTTTTTGTGAATCATTTAGCAAATTTATTGCACTTCTCCACGACAAATAAAAAACAAATGATTTTTTAGGTTCCATGATGTAGATAATATAAAAAAAGAGGTTCATTTTAGCTGCTACCCTAAAACAAACCTCTTTACGGTAATATACCGTGAATATCTTCTTTGTTGGTAGCAGTCAACACTACAAATATACGATTATTTTTTTTAATTTCGCCTTAACATGTTATTTTCTCTCTCAAATATTTCTCTTTCCATTCTTTTTCTGATTATTTCCTTCCTTCTGTTTTCTTTTTCTTTTTTTTCAAAGTGCGCTAATATTTCCTTCAATCTCATGTATTTTTGTATGTCGTTATAATAATAAGACATTGAAAAAGCCATAGCCAAAGCAGATATTGAAGGGAATATATCAAAGAAAAATTCACATGTAGAAATACTTAAATAAGGCAAAAACCATATTCCCAAAAATAATACAGCAAAATTTATTATTAATATTACTAACAAGATAACGAAAATTCCCATCATAATTTTAAAATTTTAAGTGTTTTCCCTTTTGATTCTTTTTTTACTGATTCGTATATCAACGGAAATTCAGTTTTTAGCTTCTCAGTGTCTATCGTGTTACGTGTATAGTCCTTAATTGTAGCCACTCTTACGCCTTCACATACTAATTCGTTGCAATTGTTGAAAAGTAACGCTATTTTGTTTTCTAAATCTTCTTTCTCCTTCTCCAGTATTTTTATTTTATTTTTTATCTCGTTATAGCTATTGACTAATTCCATGTATTCAGGAGAAATGTTCAAAGATATTGTTTCAGAGGTATTTGTAATATTAAAAATATCCTCTTTGTTAATTGGAGCCGGTGGAACCCCTTTAAGTATGTGATTTTCTGTGAATTCTTTAGCCCCATTTAAAAGATACTCGAATAAATCTTTGTCAAAATCGAACATCCTCCATTTCAGTTGCTTTTGTCCATCATATACTACTAACATTCCCGCGTCATATTCCCCTACGCCCATGTTCCAAACTAATTGCATATACCACGAATTAGGAAAAGTTTCGGGGTCATTTAAATCTACAGTACGTAATGTGTCCTTTATTTCAACTACAATGCGGTTTTTCCTTCGAAATTTAAACAACTCCCTATCAGGTGAAGCAATTATATAGGGCGGGTAATTATCGTTGCTTAAAACGAAGTATTTCGCGCTTTCTTTTATCACCCTTTCTGTAGACTCTGTTTCAAAAAGAGCAGCGATAGCGTTTTCCATTGCTTGCCCCCTTTGGGTATTATAATTAATTTCATTTTCCATTGCTTGCCCCCTTTGGTAGTCATTATACCAATCCAAAGGTGTTTTGTATTCATCATGACCAGTTATTACCGCTATATCATGTCCTCCAATAAAATAATTGCTTTTCCGGTAATTGTACCAATCTTCGTAATTTCTAAACACTTTCCTATCTATCATATTGCCAAAATTTTACAGTGTAATAATAATATACATTCCCGTCTACTCCGAAAACAAAAGGTATGCTTTCTGGATGGAACACCCCTATTTTAACATCTCCACTTTCTAAAATAATTCTTATTCTTTCATGTGAAGGAGGAAAAACCCTCGAATTCGTCCATTTCATCGAAAAATTTAGCCCTTTTTCTTTACTCATTTGTCCCGTCTAAATATTCTAAATCTGTTAAATTTTCGTTCGTTGGTGTCGAAAAATCATATTTAATTGCGTTTTCCATGCTCTCCGTTTTCGGCCCGTATAAATTTAAAAGGCTTTTTGCTACCGTTTTATTAGCCATCATCTCAAAATCTGTGACCCATAACCCCATTTTATTTCTATAAGATTGTGAGTATTTTTGCGCGTGTGCCTTTATCTCCTCGACTGTCATATATTTAAAATATTCACCACCTGAAAGATATTTTATATAGGCAATATTCCCAATATAAGCCCGTTTTTTTCTTCCTATATAGCCGTCATAATCATATTTTTTCAATATTATTTCTCCTTTAAACGGGTCTACACCTTCAATATCACCCTCGCGAACCTCTGAGACATTTATGCGCTCTAATTTTTGCGTCCTATTAGCTAATTCAATGAATCCACGATACATTATTTGTGCTTGTGCGTTGTCCTTGTAGGGGACGATACACGATTGCCCAAGAGCGGGAACCAATGACAAACCAGTAGTTGCAATAGCTAATCCGCATAAAATTACGCTGTTCGGGTTGCAGAATTTCAACTTAGAATTGTACGAAGCTTGCAAAATGTTTTCTACGAACGCCCGCCCCTTTGATTCTCCTAAAATTTGGCAAAAACGCTCTAAATTATTCGAATTAAGGGCTAATTTCTTTATGTCTTTGTAGTAGTTCACTGTCTGTACAGTCGCTACGTTGTTTTTTATTTGTTTATTTATGTCCATGATTATTCAATTAAATATGACTATACTATCATTTAAAAATACCTCTACAGTATCAGCGTAATTATTAATTTCTTTTGTTTTTTGCTCTTCTAGTATTTGCGTATCCAGCATTCCGCCAATCAAGATTAGCAGAAATAATATAAGCCCGCAAATAGCGTTTAATTTGTCTTTTTTAGTTGTCATAGTAATATCCTCTTGAATAAATGTTGTACCCGTCTTTAATATTTATGAAATCATTTATCATTTTTAATGCAATATCCTTTGCCTCTTTTTCGTCTCCTACATATTTGGGCGAAAATTCCCACGTTTTTATGTAGCCTTTAATATCGATAGCTATTCCGTTATCAATCGTAATTTCTGAATAAAAATTACACAATTTGTCAAGGATTATTATTTCATCATTCAATATACATACTTCGTCGGGTCCTACTTCCATATTGAAGTAATTAAAAATGAAGTAGGACGCTATTTGCCTATAAAGCAATTCTATATTAATTATTCCTATCATTGTTTAGTTTCTTATATGTTATTATTTTCTCTTTTATTTCGGATACTTTATTATTGTAACCATTGTCTCTTAGATTCGCGGAAATGTAGCTAATTATTTCGTCTTTATCTCTAATAATCAATGAGATGTAAGGTGATGTGCTGAAAGTGTCTGTTAATTTTGTAATAGTAGTATTTATTTCAAAAATAAAATGATACCTGTTCATTTCAGATGGTTCAGGAATAAGGGCTAATATTTCTTTAGCGTCCTTTAGAATGCTTTTTTCTTTCATATCATATCAAATTTAAAAATAACATCCTGACCAGCATATAAATAGTCCTTAATTTCAAAAGGGTACATTTTCCCATTTCCGTCTTCAGCCGTGAAACATGTATAGGTATGGTTATCTTTTTCGTAAAAATCATTGAAATAGCATTTTTTTGACAATAAAAACGGATGAAAAGTACCTATGTTTAATTTATATTCACAAAAAGCAAATTTAAGTAGCTCTTTTTCAAAATATTTATCCAACCTAATTTTGTGCCCCTTCAGACATTCTACCTTTTTAGGGTTAATGTGCGTTAATCTAATGTCTGTCAAGTTGACAGAATAGTCCGAATCTTCGCCGTTCTTTTGTATTCTGCTTGTTTGTACAAAAACAAATTCATTCTCATTTTTCCCGACATCTATTATTTTGTATTTGCCAGTAGCTTTATTTTTGCATGCTATGACTCTGTTAACGGAACCTTTAATTAAATCAACATCTTTTAAAGTACTGATTATTTTATAGATTTCGCCCTTATATCTAAATGTCCCGTATAAATCGTTTAACTCTTTTAATCTTATTTTCTGTAACATAATTATCTTTTTTTATTATAGTATTTAAACATCCTTCGTTTCTTGCATATAATCAGGGGAATTTGAATGGTCTATGCTTATTTATACTGTATACATAATGTTTTTATTTAAAAGTTCCAATAAATCAAATATTCTCCGCCTCTTGGCCCCGTATGCGTGTGCTCAAGTCTATTTCGTTTCTTATTCCAATACAATTCACCTTGTACCCAATACTTTTTACCGTTTACTTCATACTCAAAGTAATTATTGTCTCTATAAGTGCCTTTTATTGTCTTCATAGCTGTATTTTTTATTGTTTAAATATATGTCCGTCTATTTCCCAAAAATCATACATTAGGTCTCTTTGAAAGGAAGAGTAGTCTATATAATATTTAATGTCAGGTGGACAATCGGGGTATTGTGCATCGAACATCTCCTCTATAAAATCATCTATATTTTCATAATATCCCATATATGCATCTTTAGCCCTATTTATTAAGTCTAATATGTCAGAATCTAATAATTTGTAGTGATAATTATCCAGCCAGTAGAAAAAGGCTTCTTTGAAATCTTCATCATCTTCTCTCGTGCAAAAGTAGTTACATAATTCTATTGTTTCATCAGGCAATCTGTCACTTAGTTGTAGTTCTTTGGGAATGTCTTCAAATTCTACTATTTTATAGTAATCCGCTCCGGTATCCTTTAATAAGTCTTCCATTTCGTGTTCAAAATCTGAAGAGCAAAAGTAGGATACTACGTCAAACCATTCACTTTTTACTACTTCGTTTGTCTCGTTTTTGCGGAATTCTACGCGTATTCTCGCGTCTTCTATGTTTATTCTTTCCATATTGATAATGTTTTTAGTGTTAATATTCGTCTTCTTTTTCTCCTTTTCTGTATTACAAATATACAAAACTTCTTGAAATTACACAACATTTTTATCAGAAAAATGTATTATATCTCATGTGTTTTAACTATATATTAACATATCGAATACTATGTTTACATATTGTGCTGTCATTATAGTGAGTCGCCTTTTTACTCCTTTGCCTTCCTTAGTACCCTCACATGATAACCCGACCTATTTGGGTATCTATTGTTCATTTTCTTGTTAACCTATCTTGTGTTTTTCTTTAGAAAAAAAAGAAAGGGAATAACTACATGGAGAGACTATATATTATATATATTATTACTATATATGAATTGTATATATATACATATAGATAATACATTCATAACGTGCGTGCGTGTGTGCGCGCAGTTCTGTTTGCTAATGCAGTGAATAACAACACGTTACAGAGGTGAAAATGTTAATATCTCATTTGGAATTAAGTTAAAACAATACGGGAATGTTAACGGGATTGTTTCACATGAAACAGAGAGGAGAGCGGGGCGACTGATGGAGGAGAAGGAATAACGGAGCCGGAAGCCAGACGACAGAAAGCAAAGCGAGGATGAAGCAAAGAGATGAGGCGGAAAGGAATTGGGGAATCTCTTTGGGAATCGGAATCATATAAAGGGTTGCATTGGTTAGTTCCGAAGCGAGGGGCACAGCCCCGAGCGAGGTTATTACTTCCTTTGTTTTGTTTTTGAGTCAGGGGTAAACAGGGGTAGGGGGTCGGGCTTTATTAATAAATTTGGAAATTCGACTAAAAGTATTACCTTTGTTGTATGGGTACAGCGATAGACATAATCAAGGGAAAAGAAGAGCGGGAGCTACGCAGGCAGGGAATGGAGGAGCGTGGCGAGATAAAGAAGTACGAAGTAGACGACAAGGTACGTGAAGAGTTTAGGGGTACGTTTGGGAAGACGGTAGCGTTTTTGGACATGATAGGGGTACGGGAGAAGTTGGAGGAGATATTAGGGGACATAGAAGTAGCTGACAGTCCGGCAACGATAAGCAAGTTAAAGGGTAAGTTAGATGTGATAATGAAGTACGTGAATGTATTCAAGGCAGCGAGTGACAGTATCAACCGTACGGAGAAGACGATAATCAAGGAGCAGAGGGGAGAAGATACGGAAACGGTAATGAGTGGAGAGACGGGGAATATAGAGATAATAGACAAGATAGACTATGATACTATTGCCGGAGCGGTTAAACGATAAGCAGATAGAGTTATACAATTTGTTGAATGAGGACAGATATGTAGAGTATTTGTTTTACGGTTCGAGCAGGGCTGGGAAGACATTTTTGATATTTGCGTGGTTTGTGACGCAGTGTATAAGATACGGAGCTAATTGTTTGATAATACGGAATACGTTTACGTCGTTAAACAATGGAATGTTGATGCAGACAGTACCGGCGGTATTGAATTCTATGGCGAGGCGTTGGGGTTACGGTGATTACAAGAAGGTGATGATAGGGGGAGAGAGGTTTGCTCGGTATGTAAACAAGGACGACAGTTTGGTATTTTACAATGGTTCCTACATAAAGTTCGGGAGTTTGCGGGGGAGTTCGGACAGTGAGTCGAAATATGATTCGATATTAAGTACGGAATGGGGACATATATTTTTGGATGAGATAAGTGAGATAAGTTGGCAGCCGGTAAGTAAGTTATTGACACGGTTAGCGCAGAAGTTGCCGGTAAAGAACAAGATGTTGTATGCGTTGAATCCGTGCAGTAAGAATCATTGGAGTTACAAGAGGTTTTTTTTGCAGGAGGATTACGATACAGGGATGAAGTTAGACCCGAGTATACAGGCGATGTTGTACAAGAAGCATTTCAGTGTAGATGACAACAAGGAGAATGTATCTTCGAGTTATATGTTGACGATGAAGAGTTTGTCGAAGATAGACAAGCGTAGGTTTTTGGACGGGGAGTATTACGATGAGATGGAGGGGGAGATATTCCACCATATACCGTGGGGGACAATGCCGGAAGAAGAATCGTTTGTACGATATATAATCTACGTAGACCCGTCGGCCAAGGAGAGTGTAAAGAACGATTACAAGGCATGCGTATTGTTGGGGTTGACGAAAGACAAGATATGGTTGGTGGACGTATATGCAGTACAGGGGAGCACATACGAGATGTTGGAAGGCATATATAGCTTATACGTAAAATGTCCGATAACGCCACGTTTATACATTGAAAAAAAGC